AAAACCATGTTCCACTTTGTTTGGGTTGAAATCTATTGTGTAGTAATTCATATCAACTATAGTCGTGTTTAATTTTTTGTTAAAGATAGACATACGAAAAGTAATTTTGTTTTTGGCATCTCCCATATCTTGGTTGTCTGTATCGGAGTAGGATACATCTCTTCCAATTGCTCCATATAGTTCTTCTGTATCAAGAGCGAGAATTTGCATAATTTGTTCGCCATAATCAAACTGCACAAAAGTTTTTGGATAAGGACAATAAAATTCACAATCTCCTATACAAGCTCTGAGTTCTTTTTCGGTGATTCTATTTTTTTCTTGTTTCAAATCAATATAAAACTTCTGAGCTTGTGTCACCTCTTTTGAATAGTATTGAAATTCTCCTCTTAGGTCAGCAGGGGTCATTGGAAAGGACCAAGTTTTTTCTGCATCTCTTACTTCTATTATTTTTTCATATATATGTTTGGGCATAGTACATTGATTCTGCCATTCCCAAATCTTTCTGGTGTTTGGGTCATTTGGGTTTTTCGTAGATTTTTCAAAAGCATCTACATCAATGAATTGATACAGATTAACGAGTTTTTGCATTGCCATGTTATTCATTGCTAATCCCCATTAAATTTTTGTACCAATCTTCTATGATTGATTGATTGTCAAGAAAATCATTTTTGAAAATTCTTGCCATACATTCTGCGCTTTTTTCATCGCCATAAATTTTTCTAAAATCAATGTAGTTGTACTTCATTGAACTTAGTATCAAACCATCTACCAATTTTTTACTCATAATATCTCCTAAAATAATTCAATTGATTTAGAGATACTAAACTAGATTAGTTATCATTGCAACTACTTAATTATCGCTCCAATGTTGTGGTATATCCCAATCAACATCATTTGCTGCAACAAAACATCTTTTTTCCGTCTTATATTTGAAACTAGCAGTGCCTATTTTGCCGTATAAGCCCTGTTCTCTTACTTTCCTTGTTATGACCTCAGTTGTGTCATTTTCAAACGTCCTGTGGACAGTCAGGATTACATCACTTTGGTTGCTCCAGTGACTTGCTCCACTAATATCGTAAGCAGTTGGAGCTGCATAAGTTCCATCAGTATTTTTTGGCAATTTTGTTGGGTGAGCCACAATCCAAACAACCACATCATGCACTCTCGCAAACCTTTTACATTTAGAAATAAAATCTCTTATGTGTTCATCTTCCCTAGCATTACCACTTCTTTTTGCTGATACCTCATTGTAAGGGTCAATTACAATTCCATTTACGCCATATTTTCTAACACTGCTTTTTGCAATATCCAAAATGTAATCTATATCTGGAACTGTATCTTTAGTCTCTATGAAATAAAAATATTCATTGAGCCAGTCAAGACTTTTTTGTAATTCTTCTCTGGACATTCTGTTGGCAAAATCTTCATCAAAACTTTTATTTGTTTGCATCTGCACAAGTCTCCGTAAGTGCATTTGTGTAGAATGTTCAGGGGAAAACACAGCGTATTTCCAACCATGTTGTTTACTGATTGATAAAAGCATTTGGTCCAAGAATGTAGATTTACCATGATTAGGTATTCCAGTCACAACATGAAATGTGCCTTTCAATACTTTGTAGATGTTGTCAAAATTATCAGACATTCCTACTTCTATTGGCTTTTGATAATTGCCATTGTAAAGGTCAATCACAGACCCGTAATATTGGTTGGCGTTGTAAAGACCATCAACAGGATATGGCATTGCTTTATTGATTACTTCTTTTAATGCTTCAGGACCATGCTTTGTGAGGACCTCATTTGCGTCCTTACAGTCTTTTGGATAATCTACATACCAACACAAGTCTTTTCCAAATCTATGCAGCAGTTCGCTGTGTAGAGCCTGTCCTGCTTTGTCATTATCTGTAAAAATTATTACTTTTTTAATGTTTTCTAAAGGACAGTTTTCCAAACATTTAAATCTGGAATCTTCTTCGTTAAACTTTGCTTCTTTTGGAGCGCCATCTGGTAAAGAAACAACATTTTCAAAACCAACTTCTATCAGTGATAAGACATCTATTTCTCCTTCAACAAAAATAAGTTCTTCTTTGTCGTAAGCAAGGTCATAGTTGTAAAGGGTCCTTTTTGCATTTGGTGTTTGCTTAAATTTTTTATTTCTTGTTCTGTATTTTATATTTACAACTAAATCATTTTCATCTTGATAGGGCATAGCAATCCAAGAATCTTGTTCAACATAAATACCTTTTTTATCTACAGTCTCCTTGCTTATTCCTCTATCTGAAAAATATTCGTACATTGTTTTTGGTGTTTTTGGGTCAGCAGGTGTCTTTGGAGCAATGTAAACCTTCTTAGGTCTTGCTACAAAATTTGTTGTTGATGCTTTCAAGGTTGTGCCAGTCCAATCGCAATGGTGACACTTCCAAACTGCACTTTCCGTATCAATAGTCACACTCAATGGATTGTCATATTTATTATGCGGTGGTTGGCATTTTGGACATTTCGTTTTGTGGTTCCCAACGTTATAGGAATTTAATTTTATTTGCTCATTTGTGAGCGCTTCGTGTACGTTCATAATATCTCCTATCCTGCAAGACTATCTAAATTTTTAAAAGTTTTCTTTACAGTATCTTCATATCTTCTTTGGTTTAACCAAGTAGATGCGTGTGGAATGAAACATTCCTCTGTATTTTTACAATTAACACTAAATAGTTTTGCTTTTTCAATTAAAATTTTACTTTGAACATTCTTACATTCTTTCTGAAAAGATTTTGCAGCAGCATACTTTCCAATTTTACGTGGATAACTTTTCCAAAACATTTCAAAATCATTTGAATATATATCTTTTGTATCTGGTTTAGTATTGGTGGAAGTGGGCTTCCTAACTGTTTGGACATCAGCGTCCATACAAAGGAAATATCGGTTAGATGTACCCTTTCTTTCTTCAATACTTATCAACCCTTTATCAACAAGATTAGCCAGACATCTTCTAACTTGTCTGTCTGAAATACCTACGATTTTGGCAATATGTTTTTCACTTGGAAAACAACTGCTATTTTCATCTGCGTAGTTTGAAAGAATAAAAAGAACTAACTTTGATGTCGGAGTATCGCACTCCTGTTTGATACACCATTGCAATCCTTGAATACTCATAGAACTAAAAATACTAAACCAAGAAAGTTATTATTGCAATCACCAAATTAAATAGTTACAATTGTAAACATAAACTGATTAAGGATTATAAAATGAGTGAAAAAAATTACTTTGAGATTCACGGAATAAAATCCGTAAGTCCTACGCAAATAAATAAATTCAGAAGAAGCCCTGCACGATGGCTTACTAATGTAGCAGGATATTCTGAACCTTTGTATAAACCTGCTTTTACTTTTGGTAATGCCATTGAACAAGGTATAACTCAAGCAGTGATGGGTGAGACAAATTTTAATTCTTGTGTGCAAAAAGCTATGGAAGAATTTGATATTGTCAAAAAGATAAAACCTGATAATTACGATTGGGATTTACACGCTTCAAAACAGGACCGAGTGATAAGTGTTTTGAATGAGATAATTCCTCTCTACAAAAAAATCGGCAAACCACAAGAAGCACAATTAGATGTTACATATCAATTTGAAAACAGTCCTGTGCTGCTCAAAGGCAGAATAGATTTTCTATATGAAGATTATGTTAGAGATTTGAAAACTTGTGCTAAGAGACCCTTAGATGTAAGCGAAGATTATTGCCTTCAACTGGCATTTTATTCTCTTGCAACGAACAAAACTCCTGTAGTTGATTATGTTTACGTGACTACAAAATTACAGGAGCTAATAAGTTTTGATATTAATGATGTGCAGAAGCACATTAAAGATATTGAAAGAATCGTTGCTAAGATGGAAAGATTACTTTCCCTTAGTGACGATATTAAAGAAGTTTGTTATTTGAGTTGCTTAGAACCAAATCTAAGCAATGATAATTTCTATGACTTCTGGACCCCAACAGAAATTGAAGGGGCAAAAAAATTATTTGATATTAAATAGGAGATATTATGAAAACAAATAATGAATTGATAAATGCGTTAATTAAAGCGCAGAGCGAAATGGAAGCAGTGTCAAAAGATGCTGTTAATCCTGTCTATAACAGTGGATATGCAACACTAAATGCTGTCATTGAAGCTGTGAAAAAGCCATTGAATAACAATGGATTATACTTTCATCAAGAAACCAGTTTCAACGAATCTGGTTGTATTGTAGAAACAGCTATTTATGGTCATGGCGGTGTTATCAAAAGTGGACAAATTTTTGTTCCTGCACTGAAGCCAAATCCACATCAGTTTGGTTCTGCTCTTACTTATGCAAGGCGATACAGTCTTATGACTGCTTGTGGTCTTGGCGCAGAAGATGACGATGCAAACTTAGCTAATCAAATTTCAAATACCCCAAAGCCACAAGCTACAAAGGGTACTGAAAGAGCAAGTTTCTAATGAAAAAACTAAGTATAAACGACTGCGTTTTTCTTTGTATGAAAAATGGTAATTGGTGGACCTTCTGGGGTTTGCAAAAAGTAATCCATGAGAAAACTGGCAAGTTCTTTGGAGAGCCATCAATTAGTGCAGCAATACGAGAGCTTAGAAAAATGCCAAGTAGAGAAAAATATCAATTGCCATCAAATGGTGAAATAATTGATAAAAGACGAATACTTGGTGGTAAAGGATATGAATATAGATTGTTAAAGGAGTTATAATGTTACTTATGCCAAATGGAAAAGAAGGTAAATCTTTTTACTTTATAAAAAATGACGTTACCCAAAAAGATATTGATGAATTTATCAAAATCAATTTGGAGTTTATTAATACAGCTTACAAAAAAGGTGAGATTCCTTTAGAACTTAAGCTGCTTTTTGAAGATGTTTATAAAAATGAACCGACTATTGAAAATGGAGAAGTTCATTTCATTATGAATGTAAAACAATTTGAAAGATTTGTTGATGTTTGGTCACAAGCAGAAAAACAAATTATGCAAAGTGATTTTTTCAATGATATGAACAACAGAGGTACGCTTCACTAATGGACAGAGAAAAAGATTACGATAACGATGGGTATGGCTCAATGTGGCTTGAACAAAATGCCAAAGTTGTAAGGAAAGGAAGTTTTCAATTAGAAGGCAAAAAATTTTATGGGCTTGTCATTGAAAAACAAAACCAACAAGGCGACACTCAATACGAAATGTATGTGGCAATGGGTTTACTTCATATCAATAAAGCAGAAGAAAAAATATCTGAAAAATCACCTGATATGGGTGGCAGGGTAAGAATACCTTTTGGCAAAACTTATAAACTTGGTATATGGGCTAAAGAATCTGAAAAAGGAGTTCCATATAGCAGTCTTGGATTTACAGAAGTTGATGATGTCAATGAGGACCAAGAAAGCGAACCAGTAAAACCAGTGGAAGATGGCTCTCCAAAATTTTGATGCCAAAAAATCGTTTCAAAGACCAAAGGCACGTTAGATTTGTCAGTCGTTTGGCGTGTCTAATTGGTCAAGAAATCGGTTCTAAGCATTGCGATGGCAGAACAGAAGCTCACCATCTGTTAAAACCATATAAAGGCGTTAGGGGCTTGTCTATGAAGTCTGAGGACATGAATTGTATTCCTCTTTGCCAGAAACATCATGCAGAGCTTCACATGAAATTTGGTTCGGAAAAAAATCTTTTTGAATTTTATGGTCTTGATGAAAAAATTGGACAAACCTACGCAAAAAATCTTTTTGAAAAAAACATAAGTTTTTCAGACGAAAATGATAATTGTCCATTCTAAAATGGAATTTTTTATTGATTTTATCTTACCACTTCTTCTGATAGCTTTATTAATAGGGGCTTTCAGCGAACAAAAAAAAGACCTATAAATTTACTTCATTTAGTTGCAATAATAACTATCTTCATATAGAATCTACTTATAACTTGAAATTATAAGGAGATTAAATGACAAGTATAAAGAGAAAAAATATCGTAAGAATCAGAACTAATGCTGATTTGACTTTAGATGACGTGAAGCAGTTGTTAAAGAACAACAACAATCTTGGCGCTGCTGTCCGTAATTCAGATTACGCTGATATATATTGGTTTCAAAGTGCCAATAATTATATGAGAGCGCAAAAAGACTTTCAGGTTGAGTTTGTTTATGAAGATGGACAATATTCAATCTATGTTGGTTTCAATTCTGACTGGCAAGGCACTATGACAGCAGACCATGTTTTTGAAAATTTGGTAGCTCCATTTTGTGAATTTGCTACAAAACAAGAAATCAAAAGTTACATTGGTGGTTGGTATGATGATGGTAAAATTACAACTGCTGCTGACCTTAAAAAGTCGCCAGTTGTAAAAGAAGTCAGAAGCGTTTGTTACAAGAAGCGTTGTCATTACAAAAGCATATATAGAAAAGATGGCACTGTGGAGCATTACAAGGCTTATTGGGATAAAAGAGAGCAAGACGACAATGTTGTTCCTCTGCCAAATTATGTGCGAACACAAGGAGAGAAATAATGTCAGGTTATAACGATACAACAGATTGTCCTAAGTGTTCTGCAAAAGCAGATTACTGGAGAGAGAGCGAACTTGGTGAAAAAGTAAAATGCAATTCTTGTGGATTTGAAACTGACTTTGAAATATATGGTGTTCAAGAAATAAGACAGCTTATGATTGGTTGCACAGCTATTGAATTGCTAAAACTTTCAGCTTTTGCAAACTATCTTATAGACGAAAGAGGTTTAGATAGTGACAGGAGAATACGTGAGTTAAGGGAAAAAAGAAATCCAAATAGAGTTTATTTTTGGGACGAAAGGAGAAGCCATGAGAAACAGTAAAGAATCCGTAGATTGGTATAACAAAATTAATTGCTTGTGGGAAGCTCAAGGGTTTCCCATAAGATTTGCAAGTCGTAGAGAAGCTGCAGAAAAGGTAGATTACAACATTGCTAAACAAGTCTGGCGAAAAGCATTTAGGCAAGAGTTTCCCAAATTCAAAGGCAAGTTAGTTTTTGAAAAAGAAACTTCAGGCAATAGATATACCACTTATGAAAAGGAATGGAATGAAATAAAAGTTTGGATAAATACTTCAAAGGGTTGGTCTGATTTAGTCCACGATTTAGGTCATTGTATTCATTATTATAAATGTAGGTGTGTCACAGGAGAAAGACCTCATAATTCAAACCATGCAACTATTGAGTGGAGAATAACTAAACTTGTTTTTGAGGGTGGCTATATTGAAAAATCAAGAAAGGCTATCAATGACGTTACTACAAAATCTGGTTTGAGAAAAAATCGTGTTCATACAAACTACACCAAACTTCTTAAGAGAGCAGAAAATCTTGAAAAGAAAAAGAAGAAGTATGAAACAAATTTGAAAAGAGTTTCTACGCAGCAGAAAGAAGTTCTTAAAAAACTAAAAAGCTATCGCAAGAAATATGATGAAAAACAATTGTCCCTTACTCATGTGGAATTTACACCAAGCAAGAAACCAAGAAAATCTTACGTGAGTGCAAAACAATTTTGTTATGATTCAGCAGAAAAGTATTCTTGGTTAAATGTCTGGAAAGATGATGAAGAAATATTTAAGGGCGAAACTAGGATATATGTTTGGCGAGATGACCAACAAGAGCAACATGAGGAAGATTTCCAATATGGTTACTTCATAGATAGTTGGGGAGCTGCCAAAAAAGAAGTACAGCGTTTAGTAGAGGAAGTCATAACTGGAGATAAACAATGAACAGGCAATGGTGGGAAAGAAGAGAATCTCCAACTAGAGATTTCATAGAGCGATACTCTGACGAGATAGCAATGATACTTGAAATATTTTATGCAATATTCATGGGAGCGTTTATTTTATTTGGATTCTATGTGATGGTCCTTTTTTTATTCAGTTTGTAATGAAAAGAATAGAAAGACTTATACGATTATCTGATAAATTGTATGCCAGAGGTAAAGAGAACTTGGGACATAAAGTTTCAA